GTAAATTTTATTTAAAAAATTGAAAAACAAATAGTATAGAAACCTAATTATAACTGAATTATAACAAATGGAAGAGACACCATACCATCAATTAGTTGATAGTAATATAACTGGTTTAATGTTATATCCACTATCAGGAGTAGATATTTCACCACTTTTACTATATCCAAATGTTAATGAATTTGTTTTTATAGATAACCAATGTTTGTTAAATCATGATGATTCTAAACCAGAATGTAGTGGCTTAATTACTAAATTAGATGAAATTATTGATTATGATTTAATAAATAAAATTAAAAAAAAAATTATTGAAGATAAATTTTACCCCGATAAAAAGTTTCCATTATCATTTTCATATTTTATGACATGTACTGAAGATGGAAAATATAATAATTGTATTAATTATGATTTTAGTTGTGTATATGAAATGATATCACGTTATGATTTATTGGATTATAATGATCCATATGTTAAATTAAATAATAGAGGATTAATACACATATTACAAGTCAGACTAACTGATCATACTGAATTTAATATATCAAGTATTGAAATTATAATACCTTACAAGGTATATAAAATAAATTTAATTTCAAAAATAAATAAAGATTATATAAAAACCATATTTTATATTAAAAGTGATTTACAAGATTTTAATTTACCAGAAATAAAATGGTTAAAGGAACAAAATTTTATTTTTAATAATCTGTTTATTAAAGGAAATCCTTACTATACAAATAACAATACATCAAATAACTATACAAATATTAAAAAAACTATTGCATATTTATGCAATAATTGTAATGAAGATACATTTACTTTTATTACAGATCAAAAACCAAGTTATTATTCAATATTTACACCTATCAATATATCCCCTAAATCTGTTAAAACATCAGTCAATTTTGGTTATGATAAATATTATGCTACATATGATTATGATGTGATTAAACTTTTTAGATATACTTATTTATTATAATTAATTTATCTTTTAATAATTATTAATATCATTAGCAAAAACAAGTCCTGTAACACCACTTGCTATTCTTAAAACATTATATACTAATGCATATATTCTAATTTTAGCAGTAAATTTACAATTAATTCTACAATCAACAGTAGTTTTAAGTTCAGCAAAATCAAGTTTAGTAAAATTAACAGAACCTGATACTTGATATTTTTCAGGATGTAGTGAAAATGAATATATATTTATTCCAGTTTCTGGAGCATTTGAATGATATTGATATGGTTGTATGTCAGTAAAATATTCACTGTCTCTAAAACTTAATCTCTCTAATCCATTAAATATAATTGTTTCACCTTCTATTATATTTTCACCAATTGGATTATTATTATTATCTAATATTATACTATTTGTATAATTAAATGGTTGATTAACTCTTTTACTTTGGGCTAAACTTAATTGGGCTACCCAAAATAATTCTTTACAAGGATGTGTAAAATTTAATTTATATGATTTATTTATTGTATCAACTGTTTGTTCTCCATTATATAATAATTGTTCTATCAAATATTCATGTCTTGCTTTTGCAAATCTTATTCTTTCATCTACATCTAAATATATATATTCTATTAACATAAATACTTCTTTTAAATGTAAATCTCTAATTAAATTATGTCTTGTCTCAGATTGATATACTCTTTCTACTGAATTTAATTGAGGATATGCTATAAATCCACTTTCTAATCCAAATATTGAATATTTACTATTAGTATCATTTTGTAAAAATTCCCTAATTTCAAATTCATCTTCAAATTCTGTTAAATCTTGTTTTATACTACAAAATGGATTATCTGTATATCTTGATATATATAGTTTTTTTGTTACTACATCAAATCCTACATATCTTGCTATTGATGTAATTCCATTTATTGTCTGTTTTAAAAATTCAAATGGTTTAAAATTCACAAAATCATTATCTATTTTAATACAATGTGTTGGTGCTAATATAAAACATTTTTCTACTTCTTCTATTTCTAAATTTACTTTTATATGATTATATTGCAAACTTATTATTGGTAATGCTAATCCTGTATTTCTATTAAACCAAAATTGTAATGGTATGAATAATTTATACATTTTCTTTCCATTCGTAAAATCTGTTAATTCCTTTACATTCCCTAATATTTTCTCTATATTTGTTTTCTTATCTAATGTTAATTCATTCCATATATTTAACCAATCTCCATATTGTCTATCTATTAATTCATCCCCTATTTCTATATCAATCCTCTTTATTAATGCATATCCTATTCTTTTAACCCATGCAAATTTTAAATATGGATCTATATTCCCATTTTCATCTTTAAATATTGGAATATTTGGTAATGTTATCACTAAATACATTTTTCTAATTAAATCAGCAGTTCTTGATAATATACATGTAACTCTTTTCCCAAAATCTGGTTTTACTGTAAATGATTGAGGGACTATCTCTGTTGAAAAATTTGTATATCTTCTATATACTATTTTAAAAAATGTTATTTGTGGATCACTTATTAAAAATAAATCAATTATACCTTTAGCAACTAATTCAATTAGTCCTCCTGCCATTATAATAATATAATATTTTTGTTTATTATATTATTACTTATTATATAATAAATGCTAATCCCGCTAATCCACTCATTATTCTTAATATATTGTATGATGTAGCATATATTGGAACTCTTAATCTTACATTCGCAAATAATATTAAATTTACTATTTTTTCTGTTAAACATATATCAAAACTTGTTTCATCTAATTTACTCATATTACTTGCTCCACTTGGTTGATATGTTTCTGGATATAATGAAAATGAATATACATATATTCCTGTTCTTGTTGATGAATAATGATATTTATATGGTTCTATTAAATTATAATACTCTATTTTCTGATACATCTCTCTCTCTCTCTCCTCAAATTTTAATCTCGCTTTTGTTGCCATATTTATTTCTCCTGTCTCATATTCAAATCCATAATTATAATATTTTTGTTCTCCATTTGTATTTATCATTATTATTACTGGTTCATTATCTACTATTGTAACATCTACTGGTATATTTCTACTCCCATCTATATAATCTATTCTTTGCAAACACCATATTATCTCTTTTACTGGATCATTAAAATACATCTTGACTTCAAATCTATCTTCTTCTATTGTATTTTTATTTATTTCTATATCACCATTATATTGTAATAATTCTATTAAATATTCATGACGACTTGTTGCTATTCTATGTCGTTCTTCTTTATCTACATATATATATTGTCCTATTAATTTCCCATCTAATTTCGGTTTCTTCCTAAATTTACTATTCTCCTCATAATATGCTACTTCATTAAATTCCTTTAATTTTATATATATATCCACTTCTGTATGTTGTAATGCTACTAACGGTATTGATGCTCCTATATTCCTACAAAACCAAAATTGTAATGGTATTATTAATTCATATTTCTTCTTCTTTTTATTGTTATATTCTGTTAATTCTTTTACATCTCCTATTAATATATTATACCCTCTCTCTTTTTGTCTTCTATTTGTTAATGACCTCCATATTTCTAACCATTCTCCTGTTTGTTTATCTATTAATTGATCTCCTATATATATTCCTACTTCATCTATTATATAATGTCCTATTCTCCTTATCCATGCAAAATTCGCTAATTCTTCTATTCCATCTTTATTTCTATCTAATTCGTCTATTATACCTGTCTTATTTTCATTTCCTATTATTTCTTTTATTCTTTCTTTTGTTTTTATTATATTTCTATTTATTATTTCTTCTATTTTATCTATTAATTTATTATCTTCTGTTTTAATTAATTCTTTATCTATATAATTCTCTATTATTATATCTCTTATATATTTACCATATTCTTCTATTTTATTCAATTTAGTTATTTCATTATCTATTATTTTTGTCCTTATATTTTTGTATTTATCATCTAATTTATTAAGTTTTATTATTTCATTTATTATTTCTTTATTTTCTTTTCTATATATCCCATCAATTTCTATATGAGTTTCTTTTATTTTTTTTATATTATTTTTTATCCATTCTTTATTTAATATATTCCGCTCTTTATTATACTTATTTATATAATCTATTAAAACTTCTTTTTCAATATATCTTTCTTTTCTAATATTTTTTCTAAATTCATTTATTTCTTGTTCATATATATTTATTATATTTTCCCATATCTCTATTAATTCTTTATATTCTTGTTCTAATTCTATTTTTTCATATCTTTCTATTACATATTTAACTATACTTCTATTATTTATGTATAAATTACTATCTAAATAAATTAATTTATCATTATCTATTTCTCTATTTATTTTATTTAATATTTCTTCCTCTATTTCATACATTAATTTCTTATCTACTTTACTCCCAATATATTCATTTATTATTATTGGTATTACATTTATATAACATATTTCTTTATTAAATATTTCTTTGGTTTTATTCTTTATTAATTTAATATTATTATTTCTAATATTTAAATTTATTTTTGTTGATATATTATTTATTAATTTATTATATTCTACATTTATTAAATATGTATATGGATTATTATATTTATATATTGTATTAAAATTAGTATTACTTTTTATATAATTGTTTCCATATATAACTAATTTTATATCTAAATTATTTATATCATTATTTATATCTATATAATTAACTAAATTATCTAAAATATATTTAATTATTTGATTCTTATATACTTCAAATTTATATTTTGTATCAATATTAATTATATTTAATTTATTAAAATATTCATACAATTCATAACTATCTACTTCTTCTTTTATTAGCGTAAAATTATTATTTATTGAATAATTTATATTATTTATCTTATTTATAAATTCTAAATTTTTTATTATATATTCATTACTAAATAATTTATTAATTATTATATTATATATATCATCTATGTTCATAAATTCATCTGGTAAATCTATTTTTATAAATTCATTAAATATTAAATCTCTATAATTATTTTGATTTATATCTATCTTAGTAATATTATCTAATAATTTAGTATTATTTTTAATATTCTCTATATTCATATTTAATTTATTTTCTATTAATTTAATTATTTGATTATAATTCTTATTATTAAAATTATTATTATTATCTTCCCATTCTATATCTATTTTATTTAATATATTTTTCACTTCTTTATTTGTTAATATACCTGTATATATATCTATTTCTGGTAATTCTATTACTAAATATAATTGATGTAATAAATCTCCCATTCTACTTATTTTACATCTTGTCATTTTACCAAAATCTATTTTTGACCTAAAATTTAAATCTATTTCATCTATTGAAAAATTTGTATGTCGTCTATATATTATTTTAAAAAAAGTTATATCTGGTTGTCCTGTTATATATATATCTTGTACTCCTTTGGCAATTAGTTGTAATATACCTGCTCCCATTTATTATGGATATATATATTAATAATTATTATTATTCATATATATATTATTAAAAATTGATTTAAAAATAATTAATTATATCATTTTACTGAAAAGGTGTAATAATTAATAAGTAAATGCAGTTCCCGCCATTCCAGATACAAATCTCAATATATTTAAATTTCTTCCATATACTCTAACATTTAAATTATCAATAACTATTAAATCTGAAGAAAATAAACTTGAATCAAATTCTAAAAATAACGAAACTCTCGATAATCTACTCATATTTGCAGATCCAGATGGTTGAAATTCTTCTGGAAATAATGCAAATGAATATATATTTATACCTTCATTTGGTGATGTATTATGTGTTTTATATGGTTGTACATAATTATAATAATTACTATTTAATCGCATACTTCTTGTATATCCATGAAAATCTAATGTTGAATATGCTACTGTATTTACAATATTCCCATTATTTTCTGTCGTATAATTAAACCATTCTGATTTATTAAATCCATTCAAATTTGTTACATAACTATTCCTCTGTGCTATCCATACTAATTCTATCATTGGATGTACAAAATTATTTAATACTACTCTTAATGTATTTAATGTTATATTTGTCATCTCACATACTTGTAATTGATCGATTAAATATTCATGACTTGATTGAGCAAATCTCCTTCTTTCTGAACTATCTAAAAATATATAATCAATTAACATATTTGCTGTAATATTTATATTACCAATTTCACTTATTTCATTTAATCTAAAATTATCAGTTTCATCGCATGGTAATTTTATAAATGTATTATCTTCTACATAACTTACTTGTTCTAATTTTCTAAATTTAACTTGAAATACTACATCATGATATTCTAATGCTACTAATGGTAATGATAATCCTGTATATCTATTAAACCAAAATTGTAATGGAACTCTTAATAAATAACATGGTTTTGGTATTCTATTAAAATCAGTTAATATTGATACATTACCAATCATTTTAAAATATTTTATTTCCATATCTCTATTCGCTGTTAATTCATACCATATGTTTATCCACTCTCCATAATGTCTATCAATTATTTGACCACCTATATTTACATTTATTTCCTCTATTATTGCGTGTCCTATTCTTTCTACCCATGCAAATTTTATTATATCACTACTTACATCTTCTAATACTCCTTTTGATTCTATTAATTTATTATAATAATAATTTTGTGTATTTATACTAAATTTTATACCTATATTTAATGCATCATATAAATCTACTTTATTATCTGTTGGTAAAAATAAATTACTTATTGATTGCATACTTACACTATTATAATCATATGGTTTATCTACTAAATTATTAAAATCACTAATTATTGTACTATATATTGGATTATTAAATACATCATTTATTGCATTTTGCATCTGTAATGTCGTACTATTTTCTGCTATATATATATCATATGCATCGGCATATGCTTTTCTATTCACAAATAAAAATTTAGTCACTATTTCATAATTTGATTTATTATTATCATATATTTGTTGTGCAAAATCTATTTCTTCTTGATTTGGTTCTCTATTTAATAATATACTCGGTAATAATATTTCTAAATATGTTTTATGTATTAAATCTCCTATTTTTGGAACTGTTAGCATACTCGTTTTTCCAAATCCTACTTGATCATCAAATTTTACTTTTATTGATTCTATTGAAAAATTAGTATGTCTCCTATATACTATCTTAAAAAAAGTTATTTGAGGTGTTCCTGTTAAATATAAATCTTGTGTTCCATATGTAACCAGTTGCATTAACCCACCAGTCATTATTATATATCTATTATATTTTTTAATATTAAATAAACATTTTAGTTTATTTAATATCTTATCATTTTATAAATTAAATATACCACTATTAATAAAAATATTACACTTATTATATTTGAAACTAAATTATCTGATGTATTTAAATTATTAAAATTTTCATCTATTTCTTCTGTTATTATATTATCATTATTTTCTCTTGTTAATCTATCAAATGCTGATAATACTGGATAATCCTCATAATTATAATCATCTATATAATTTATATCCCCATAATAATATGGATCATATATTGAATAATAAAATGGATATCCGTAATAATATGGATAATCATAATAATAATATCTATTTGTATTACTCCAATAACTTGGATGTCTCCAACTTCTCCATGTTGGACTTCTTCTATAATTATATTTTGAACTTCCTAATCTTCCATAACTACCTCTTCTATATCCTGTCCCTCTTATATTTGAACCTAATCTATAACTTCCTCTTCCTACTGTTCCTCTTCCGCTATAACTTCTTCCTCCTGAACCTCTTCCTCCTGAAGAACCTCTTCCTCCTGAAGAACCTCTTCCTCCTGAAGAACCTCTTCCTCCTGAAGAACCTCTTCCTCCTGAAGAACCTCCTGCTCTCCCTCCTCTAAAATATTCTATATACTCCATATATAATTATATACATTATTATTATTAGAATTATTATATTTATTATATCTGTATTATATCTAAATCCCTCTATTATCATATAATTTTGACGATCGTATTTTGTCCAATCATTCTCTCTATTAAATATTATATTCCCTCTTGATATTGGATTACCTAATCTACTCCCTTCCATACTCATCCTACTTATTGGTTTAAAACCTTTTGGATATGGATTATATATTTTATCATGTAATGTTCTTTTTACTGATTCAAAATAATAATCAGGATATACATCCCATGGATAATAATATCTATTTACTACAAAATTTGTCCAATTTGGATATTCTTTCATATATCTACTACTGTATTTTGTATTTATTGGTTCTAAATTTACTCTATCTGGATAATAATTTGTTATATAATCTTCTATGCTCATATTATTTACTATAAATATATATAAAATTTATTTTATAATTATTTTTATATATATTTATTATGCAATCAAAAAAAAATAGAGCAATAAATCAAAAATTATATTTAGTTGATGTAGAAAATAATAATAAAAAATTTGTTATTATGGGAACAACTGGTAATATTTATTCTGTTTTTATTAAACCTAAATCTGAATGTTCTTGTCCTGATTTTACTATGTATAAAAATAAATGTAAGCATATTTATTTTGTTCTAATTAAAATTCTTAATATTCATAATATATTTAATTTCGGTAAAGAAGATGAAATATTAAATGATTATGAAATCTCTAAATTACTTAATGAATTCTCTTTGTATAAAAATTTATTTATTGATACTAATCTTAAATCTAAATATAATAATCTTCTAAATGGTGTCCCTATTAAAATTGATGATGTTTGTCCTATTTGTTTAGATAATGTTAAAGATGACTCTGATTTAGATTATTGTAAATACTCTTGTGGTAAGGCTATCCATAAAAAATGTCTTTCTCTTTATTCTTCTTATAATAAATCTATTAAATGTCCCTTTTGTTCTGCTAATTTTAATTTACCTATTTCCTCTAATTATATCAATATTAAATAATATATTATTTAATATATTATTTAATTCTTGTAAAAATTAAATAATATATTATTTAATTCTTGTAAAAATTAAATAATATATTATTTAATTCTTGTAAAAATTAAATAATATATTAAATAATATATTATTTAATTCTTGTAAAAATTAAATAATATATTATTTAATTCTTGTAAAACTCTCCTTTCTCTACTGTCATCTCTCTAAATTTATTATATTTTACTTGTTTTGGTTGTTTTGGTTGTTTCTTCTCTGAAACAACTTCTTGCCATCCATTTTTATTATTTCTTTTATATCTATTTTGTTTATTATATTGTTTCTTCATTTCCCCTGAGTCATCCACTCTATTTTCTTGTGTTGTTTCTTTTTTCATTGGATATAGTTCTTTTTGTCGACTCTCTTTTTGTGCAACTACTGCTTCTTTTATTATTCTCTCTATGTTCTTTACAAATGGTTCTATTCTTACTAATTTTTTATATGTTTTATTTTCTTCTTGATTTTCTTCCTGATTTTCTTCCTGATTTTCTTCCTGATTTTCTTCTTGATTTTCTTCCTGATTTTCTTCCTGATTTTCTTCCTGATTTTCTTCTTGGTTTTCTTCTTGGTTTTCTTCCTGATTTTCTTCTTGATTTTCTTCTTGATTTTCTTCTTGATTTTCTTCTTGATTTTCTTCTTGATTTTCTTCGTGATTTTCTTCTTGATTTTCTTCTTGATTTTCTTCTTGATTTTCTTCTTGATTTTCTTCTTGGTTTTCTTCCTGATTTTCTTTTTGATTTTCTTCTTGATGATATTCTGAATTATTAACATATCTTCGTCTAACAACAACATAATCTTCTTGTTGTTCAGGTAAATAATTTAGAACTTTTTGAAGACTTTCATGGAAAG